TTGTGGTCACTCTAGCTGACTATCAGTACAAGGCTGCATTCGCTGCCGATGCTGAGATTAATATGATGGCGATGTTAACCGAAATGATGATTGATTGCGAGTGGTTATAATATGAATATTGAAATTGGTAAGAGCTACGAAGTTTCTAATGCTTACAAGAAGTGCTTTGAGGAGATGGAGTATCTGAAGCATGACACAAAGGATATCCGCATTCAGACTAATGTGGTTTGGCGCAGCGGCACAGTTATCATCACGCCGCAAAGCGAGGATGAAGTCGAGGAATTGACCATATCTTTACATAATGAAGATGGCGATGAATTCAGCCCGAGCTTTTATGAAGAAAATGAGTTTGCGGTTTCGACTGACGGTTGTTCTGACGAAATATTTATTTCTGGTGAAGACGCTACCGACAAGGAAATGGAGCGTCTGTCTGACGGATACTATGACGATGGAATTTCCTTTCTTGAGGAAGAGGGTTTCGACACTTACGACAATGAAACTATCATTCATGGCGAGCTTGAGGTGAAAGAATTTGAGGGGTATGTGGGGCTATGAATAGTATAATCTATGACTTTGAAACACTCAGTCAAAATATGTTCACCGGAGCTGTTGTTAGTTTGGCATGTCTTCAGTTTGATACGAGCCGATACACTAAAGGTGATGGCTATGAGTATGAAGAGCTCCTGGGCATGACTAAGACTATCAAGTTTGACGTCCAAGAGCAAGTCAAAGAGTATGGCCGGTCTATCCAAAAGAGTACATTGGATTGGTGGAAGAAGCAAGGCGCAGAAGCTCAGAAGCAATTGAAGCCTTCCTCAGATGATGTTTCTATATCTCACCTGTATGAGTGGATGACTACGGAGTTCCAGATTAGTAAAGCGAAAGCTGTCTGGACACGGGGAAATACATTTGATCCTATCTTCCTTCGTACTATACTTGATGCTACCGGCGATGAGGATCCATTCAAACAGTGGTGGGCGATTCGCGACACGCGTTCGTTCCTTGACGGTATGCTATTCGGTTCAGGCATTAAGAATTCATTTATCCCCGATGAATTGGCTCCGAAGTTTATCGGACACGACCCGAAGCACGATGTGGTTATGGATGTCATGCGCATGCAGTATCTGGCAAGACTTGATTATTGCGAAGAGTTGTAGATTATGTCAAACCCATTTGATTACATCAATTCTATCAATAGCACAAAAAAGAACCTGATGGTCGGTACTGATAATGATAGGTTGGCCGAGAAAGGTTATGAGCCTTTCCTAGCCAACCGCGCATTATCTTACCATAATGACACCATTGCTCTTGCAAATGAAATGAACATCAGGCACTATCTTGACAAAAGTCCGCAGTACATGTTTCTTCTCAACACAGTTAGACCCAAGAAACGTTATGGTAAGTGGGAAAAGAAAACGTCAAACGCTGATTTGGATCTAGTTAAGGGTTACTATGGTTACAGTGACGTGAAGGCTAGACAAGCATTGACTATATTGACTGAACATAATTTAGCAGAGATCAGGGAAAAAACATCCAAAGGCGGTAAGTCGTAGATCAATCCTTAACATTTCTAATTTTATAAATATTGACTCATGTCATGTGTTAATGATTATTATTAATGTGTTAAGAATGTAAAGGGTGGACGAAATGCTGGATAGCATGGTCGAGATATACTTGAAGGACGGTGATGATTTTCTAAAGATTAGAGAAACACTGACTCGTATTGGCGTGGCTTCACACAAAAACAAAACGATATACCAGTCTTGTCATATTTTACACAAGAAGGGAAAATATTATATCGTGCACTTCAAAGAACTCTTTGCCCTTGACGGTAAGCCGAGCAACTTTGGTGATGAAGACGCGTCGAGGCGCAATACAATAGCCAATCTACTCGCCGAGTGGGAATTGGTTGCTCTTGCGGATAAAAGTAAGACAAGTGAAAATGTAGCTCCACTCAATCAAATTAAGGTTCTCTCATTTAAAGAGAAGAATGATTGGACATTGGAAGCAAAATACAATATAGGAAAGAAACTTTAAGGATTTGAGAATGACCAATTTTATGAAAGCTAAAGAATTTATGACAACCTTTCGCCAAGAGGTGAAAGATACACCCGAATACCCAGGACTTGATGTCGCCGCTTTACGATATGAATTAATTCGCGAAGAGTTGCAAGAACTGTTTGTGGCTACCGGCGAGAAGGATATGGTGGAAATTGCCGACGCCTTGACTGATTTGCTGTATGTTGTGTATGGCGCTGGTCATGCATATGGTATCGACCTCGACGCATGTTTTGATCATGTGCACGATTCAAACATGAGTAAACTGAATACATTCGGCCAGCCTATATATAGAGCTGATGGTAAAATTCTAAAGGGTGAGAACTACTGGGCACCGAACATGAAACAATTTGTGGGAGAAGCATAATGAATAGACAAGAAGTATTTGAAACACTTAAAGTGGACGAGGGTGTTAAATATGAAATTTACAACGATCATCTCGGGTATCCGACATTTGGTGTCGGCCACCTCGTACTTGAAAGTGACCCCGAACACGGACAACCGGCCGGAACCCCAATCACCGAAGAAAGAGTTGCCGAGTGTTTCGAGAGTGATCTCAACACCGCCATCTCCGAGTGTCACGCTCTATACGGAGAAGGGAATTTTGATGGATTACCGGACGAAGTGCAGGGTGTACTTGTCAATATGATGTTCAATATGGGACGTACTCGTCTGAGTAAGTTCAAGAACTTCAATAGTGCAATTGCCGAAGGCGACTGGGTGCGCGCAGGCGTAGAGGGACGCGATAGTCTCTGGCATCGACAAGTCACCAATCGAGCCGAACGATTGATGGTTAAGTTGGAACAAGTTTAATTAATGAATGGTGGGACTGAGATGAAGAATATATTTTTTGTAGTTTTGATGGGATTGTTTTGTTCTGCGGCGTATAGCCAAGAAGAAGCTATCAGCGATACGATTAAGACAGATTCTACTACGCGCAGCACAGTAGATTCTAATGCAACTTCTACAACTACATTGAAGTCACCACCCGCATCCGCGATAACGCCGACTATCAATACGTCAAACTCTGACTTATGTACGTTCGGTGTTGCGGGTGCAATTCAAACACAGATACTGGGTATCTCTACTGGCACTCAGGTGACAGATGATAACTGCGAACGCTTGAAACTTTCGAAGACTCTGTATGATATGGGTATGAAAGTGGCAGCAGTTTC